ACCAAAGATGAGTTCAACCAAATAGATTCACCACCCTTAGCTTTAATCTTCGGTTGTCCGAATGGATTGTCAGGTAGTTCAACCCACGGTTGGTTAACAATCACCAAAGTGTTTTCATACTTTGAGTCAGCCTTACGAGAACCTGAGATACGTTGGTTGATACCCATACCAATCTTATCTGCAAGTGTTGCCGCGTTGTGTTGTTTACCACCTTTACCTTCAAAGGTCATCTTACAAGGTACAGAACCAACAGAGTCCCATAGGAACAACAATGAATAATCCAAATCACCTTTTGCTTGAGCGTCCAACAAGTCGTTGATGTAGTCTGTAATTTGTTCGATGTATTCAAAGTTGTTATTAAAGATAAAGAATCCGTCCCAATCCAATTCACCTGTTTCCTCATCAACAACTTCCTCACAGTCAAAACCCATAAGTTGTGCGTGTTCAAAAGACCATTTTTGTTCAGTGATGATAAACACAGGAAGGATACCCTTCTTCTGAGCATCGACCGCACTCTTAACCAATGCAGTTGTCTTACCCGTATCAGAGTGACCCAAGAACATATTCAAGTGACCGATAGCAGGACCAGGGACACCAACAGCATCCAAAAAGTCCTCACCCAAGTCAAAGAATCTTTGGGGTTTGTATTTAGCAGAAGTAGAGAACTGCTTCTTAATACTACTGAAATCTTTTTTCTTAATTGCCATAATATTCGTTGTAGAATGCTTTTAAATTCTCCAATTTGTCATTAGCGTTAGCAAGTTTCTCAACGAATGTATCCATCTCCTCAAGGTGTTGTGGGTGTTCCCCGATTGCTACAGGGTTTTCAAAATACACCATAAGTGTGGCTTTTGCTTCAGAAACTTCACTCTCGTATTTCTTTACAAGAGAATCGTACATTAATTCTTTAATTTTCATAATTCATTTTAAGATTAAAAGATGGTGCCGACAGAAAGTCAGCACCATCATAGTAATTTATTTAGAATGGTAAGTCTTCATCAACATCCATTCCCGCCTGTGGGTCAGACACTTTAGAGTCAGATGAGACTGAACCTCCCAAAGTTACTTCTACGTCATCACCATAAACATACTTCTTCAACTCTGTATCCCAAACAGGTGTTTCACCTCTTGCGATAGCTTCCAAGTATTCTACAGGTTTTTGTGAGTATACATCTTCCCATGTCAACTCATCCTCAATCCACTCTTTCATTTGAGCAGCGTCTGTGTGGATAGGTGTTGGGTCGTCATACATAATAGTCTTAACTACTGTGTACTCAATTCCTGAAGGAGTTTTTGATTTAGACAATTCAACGATAAGGTCACGACCTTCGTTAGCGTCAGTGATATCACCCTTTTGTTTCCAAATAGGAATGATTTTGTCAAGGATACCTTCTTGTTTGTAGTTGTCCTTGAATCTCCAAAACTTAGGACCATCTTCTTCGTTCTCACGGTCGATAAGTTTTACAATGTAGAATTTACGTGGACGGTACTGACGAGCCAATTCTTTGTCTGATTCTTTACCTGTCGACATCAATTCTTCGTAAACCTCAGTAAGTGGTGAACGCTCACCATCGTTCTTACCTGGGTCGTACAATTTAGTCCATTTACCATCAACCTGAACTTCGTGGTACCACACCTCTTTGAAAGGTGATGAACCATCTGCGGTTGGAAGGATACGGATTACTTTTTGACCTGATTTGGTCCCTTTAGGAAGATACGTTGTAAAGTATCTTTTTAGTCTGTCTTCTTGAGACATTGAGTTACCCCCGCTGTTGTTTGCGCGTTGGGTGTTTTTTTCGTACTGAGCAAGTACTGCATCTAATGCATTTCCCATAATTTTTTTTCTTTTTACTCTTGTTAATGTTTCTCTTAAACTCATTAATAAGTATAGTCAAATCACCCATAAAGTCAAACCCTATAAAACAAAAAGACCACTCATTTGAGTGGCCTTATTATAAACTATATTTTGCGTTATGTCAAATCTTATTCCTCGTCAGAAAATGGTTTGTCAAAAGATTTTTTGATGTCAGCAGGTGAGTAGTTCTCAACCTCATCAGATGTTAAAACGTATTCGTTTTTACCTGTTTGAACCATCTCTTCTTCTTTATCTGAGAAGAAGTCGGTTAACTTCTGATTGTAAGGATAACTATCCAAACTTCTTAATTGTAATTTTTCTTCGGGTGACTTCTCACGGTATTTTTCAACCTTAGTCTCAATGTCATTAATCTTTGAAAAGATTTGGTCCATCTGAGATAACTTACTTTCTAAATCTGCCAACTTTTCAAACATAGACTCCATATATTCGTCTTGTTTGTCAGAGATTTCATTTTGTTTAGTCACCAACTCTGTGATGTCTAACTCTTCGGTGTCACCACCCATATCACCTTCAGGTTCTGCATTACCTTCATCATCAACCTTTTCAACATCAGGGTCATTTGCCACATCAACAGGTTCTGCAATTTCTTCAGCACCTGCATCAGTACCTAAGTCAGCACCTAAATCGGCACCCAATTCAGCATCCGCCTCAGGAGCCAATGTCGCCGGGTCTGCAGCGTCTTGTTCGGTGATATATTTGTTGATAGAATTATATCTATTCAACTCTTCTAATATTTTTTTATCAATTGCCATAACAATTTATTTAACCATTCAATAGTGTCTTCACCCCATGAGGAGTTTCAACTTTTAATGTACGATTTAATTTCATAGTATTATCTACTCTTTCAATCAAACCGTCTCTCATACTTACGGTATAACAGTCTCCTGTATCTAAGTCACAAACTTCTTTGTAACCATTTCCGGCGTCTCTCTCAGTAATTCTTGTGTCTTTTGACAAATACTGGTCTAATAAACTTTTTACATCCATAACAATAGTTTTTATTTATAAATATATCATTATTGTGGTTTTTCTTAAAAACCGTTGTTTTTGGCATATCTGATGACCTGTAAGAACATAGTCGTTGCAAAATCAAACGATGATTTACCATCACCCTCAATATTTGAATAAAGAGATGCATAGTTATCTGAGTTATATCCTAACCCCGTATTCCAAAATCCTTTCCATAACGCAGCATATGCCTTAGCGGTACCTTCATCAGTATTTCCAAACTTATTTTTGAACACCTTTAATACCGTTGTTTGTCCTCCACTTCCAACAACTAAACTTCTAAATCTAGAGTCAATCGCACTTACACATCCTCGGTAGTCTTCAAAAGCAGCATATGGGTAATACCCTTCTCTACCACCCTCTTCCCAATGTAGACAGGTCTGACCAACAAAGTGTGAAGCAATAGTATTACTCCAAGTAAGGTCTGCCCTTATACCCCCAAAGTTACCATTGTAAGGACCAATAACATTTGAAAGTCCGGGGTATGTTTGTTCAATCGCACCAATACCAGTTATGAATCTTCTCAAATCTGTATTTGGATTCACATTATTTTTAATGTGTGAAAGTAGTACCGCATATGGTAATTTAGTTTGAGTAACCGGTAAGAACTCTAAGTTCGGGTACTTAGTTCCATCACACTTACCGTCACTACCTCTATTAGTATTAGGTGCAGCCCCTTGGTTTTGTGTTGATGCTGATGTCGTTGGTGTCGGCGTCGGAGCCGGTGTTTCAACTTTTCTCGGTTTCTTATACTTTCTTAATAAATCAACATTAACACTCATTATCAAATCATTCACTTTCGGATATGAGAATTTAGAAAGTCTAACACCTGAGAACATTGTGTTAAAGTTATTAGGTGTGATTGTATGTGTTACATCTGTAATCCAGTAAGGACCATTAAACATTGGAACGTATCTCAAATTGAAATACATTGTTGGCTGAATCATCACATTACCCATTGAGGTCACCTCACAAGTATAACTTCTTGATTTGTATAGGTTAAACAATGATGTTGATTGTTGCGTTGCCTTTTGACCTTTAGCTTGGTTAGCCATATCTGTCAAAATACTGAAAGTCTCTGAAGTATCTTTGTATTGGGATTGGTCTAAACTAATAGATTGGAACATATTCTGATTCTGAATACCAAAGTCTACATTGAAACCGACCACCTTATTAGAAAGACCCCAATCGGTTTTATCTGATTGGTTTTCTCTTAATGGGTTGTCACTTCTCTTCATATCAAAAGAATCACTTCTAAATCTATAGTCAGGGTTTTCCCTTAGATTAGGGTGTTCTGAAGGTTTGTCTGTGTATAAACATAAGAACTTAGGACGAGTGGTTCTCGTATCCACCTCTAAGAATGTACCGAACGCATCACTAGCGGTACTAGCAACATTTTCCAATGGTGTACCATTTTTAGAAGGGTCAGGAACTCCATAGAAGTTTACATATGCAGGAAGAGCCATGAAAATAAAGTTGTTCTCCTGTAATATAAAACCAATCATACTGTAGATTGAGTTCTTATCGTTCTTAGCCGATAATCTACCAGTCAATGCTCTTACATCAACAACAATCTTATCACCGATGTTTCTATTCGCCCTATCTAAGAATAAGAAATCCTCAAATAATGTTCTATTTTGGAAATCACCACCCGCAATCCATTTATCATTTAACACCTTAAATGTTTCATAAATCTCAACCTTAGCAACCTCACTATCCAAAACATTCTTTTTATTCTCTTGTACCTCAGTTATCGTTGGTAAGTTTTTGTTAAGATATTCAAACAAATGGTTCTGTACGTTTGCCTGATATTTGTTCAAATCTAATAAGTAATTATTAATAGTATTATTAAACTCAGCAGGTGTTATATCAGGATTTTTAAATTTCTCATTGGCATAAATCTGAATAATTTTATCCAATCTTTGTACATTCTCCGCAGTGAATTCAATATTCATATCAACAAAGAAATCAGTAAGATAAGAACCATCATCAGAATAAAGGTATTCTGAATTTGAATACTCACCAACATTTAGGTACATTGCGGTCCACGCATCGGGATTTAACGCCTGACTCTGAGCCAATGTAATAATACCATTTTCTGTTGGTAAGGTATTAGCAACATACGCACCAAAATTAATCTTATCCACAGGATTTAATTGACTTCCGTCAACAAATGAATCCCAAACTCGTCTGTCAAAACCACCAGGATTACCCTGTTTAAAGATGTATTTGAAGTTCATAAAGAAATTCATACTATTAGTAAAATCTCTTAATTGTGATTTCGCAATTAACAATCCGTCTTGGTCTTCATCACCTGTTAGTTCAGGTCTTGTAACCACAAATAAACTTTCTAATGTTGATTTGATATTATACCAACGAGTATCATCTGTGAAACCATTAGGTGAAAAACCAATTTCAGTATTTGGTACATTCGTAAGTGTCGGTTTACAGAAATCCAAAAACTTAGTCTCAAACAAATCTAAAATCTCTTTTGGAAATACTGCCAAAATTTCTTCAATATTGGCATACTCAGATGTTGATGTTAAGTTGAATGCCTGTTGTTTTTCTTTTTCAGGGTCTATTACCTTAATGTATTCATTGTAAGCTGGTTTTCTAACATTACTATTATCAAAGTATCCATAGTGACCCGCACCCCATAAAGCACGAACCGAACCATCATATAATGTTTGGTCGACAGGGTTTCCTTTTACAGTACCTAAAGTCGTTGTTTTCTCTAATCTATATTGTGAAAAGTTTAATCCACCCGCCGAAGGGAAAACAACCACTTCGTCCGCAGGACTATAACTAAACATTTCAGGCTTATCATAATATGAATACCAATTTTGAATGGTAACCGTCTTACCTAACGATGAAGGGATAGTACCAGCAGCAAAATCTATCTTAGACTTAAATGGTGTACCCAATCGTAGACCGCCACCGTAGAATGATGTAACACCACTATATGCATTTGCCCAATCTGTCTGAGTGTATCCCGTCATAACATCACCGGCACCTAAGAAATAAGATACCGAATTAATAACTTCAGGGTATACACCAACATTGGCAAACCCCAAAGATGTTAAATTGTTTGTTAAACCGGCACTATTCATTTCATAGTTATACAAACCGCCATTTTGTCTTGTGATGTCATAGGTCATTTGATTACCACTAAATTGAGGGTCATATAGAGCACCTTCGTCAATTGATTTCCACACATCATCTAAGATATCGACACCCTGTTCGTGATACTTTTTGTATCTATGCCATATAGAACCCATCTTATAGACCCAAGCAGCATTTACTTTATGTAACGCAGCAAACTTATTGAATGTGGCGTGTGAGTAATCACCCTGTAAGAACTTTTCTCTTAAGGTAGCAACAGGTAATGAATTCACAAACATATAACCCAACGTAACATATGGATTATCATCACCATTCTTTTCGTTTTGTACACCTTGAACTAATGAGTTAATAAAGTATGGAGTGTTCAATAACGAAATGGATTGGATTTTATTTACCTCACCTTGATAGTCAGAACCATAATCAATTTTACCTTCAGTAATAGAATAACTATTTTGATTAACCTTAGCAATGAATGAAGCATTCAACGTCTGTTTTGTTGTACCAGTAGCACTTATTTGTTTTTGGTTTAACCAATTTGTCGGTAAAGCCGGTGTGAAGTTTAACGTATCAAAACTATCAGGGTCAAAAGAAACAATACTCTTTTTCTCATCAGAATAAAAATAAGAACCTGTGGTATCATTAAAATCTTGTGGTTTTAATAATTTTTTACCATTAGACATATTATCTCTTAACCAAACCGCATCGGTAAATGGATAAACATCAACCAACGACAAATCATTTGTTTGTTTATCTTTTAGATACTCTCTCAATCTTTCTTGACTTGGTTGAGCTAACTCCATAGTTGGACTGTTCCACCAACTCTCAAAATCATACAACCCATAATATTGTTGGACATAATTTCTAATATATGGTGTGACAAAATTATCTCTGACGTGTAAGTTCCAACTCGGTCCCGTACCGTTGTTTGAGATATTCTCCAATAACGCCTCAAAAGTTTGTGGTCTTAACTGATATTGTTTTAAAGACATTTGTAAGAATGGGTCTGATTTAATCGCCTCACTAATCGTTGCCGCCTCAAAATCACCATAAACGGCATACAAATCTCTTCTATCTTGATTTGTTCTAAAGACATTAGAGTAATTTGAAATTAAATAAGTTCTTTCCCATAATTCATATAAGAAAGGTACGATAGATAAATCACTATATGGTACAATATCATATGGATATTCCACAGGGTTGGCGGCTATGAAATTACCAAAGTTCTTTTGGTTTTGTGGTGCATCTGGTGACGGTTCCTCTTCTCTTTGAAGATACCCTTTAATGTATTGTTCTACAAACTCAACCTCAGGCCATTTGTCCCACAAATATCCTTTAGTTCTTGCGGCAACCAATGGGTCACCCAAATACTTAATCACATAACTCTCATTTCTATCTGCGTCAATTTCTTTTTCAAAGTATTGTGGCCACGGATATATGAATCTGTTTTGTGAAGAATCACCATTATCAATCATATCTTTGGAATCGGTCGCGTCTGAGTCACCAGGTAATACCTGAATACGAACAGGGTCGTCCTTTAAGTTCCACGCTTCTCTATGAACATCGTCCATCATACGATAAAACGCATCCACACTCGCCATAAGATATGCCATCACATTCTTAATGGTTGGCTTAAATCCTAAACCACCTTCAGGATTTTCAATTTTTTGAGATAAGGCTTCAGATAGAATCGTTTCAATACTTTCTGCGTTTTTACTAAACTTCTGCTCCAACTCATCAAACCTATAAAGGAAACTATTCTTGTAGTTACTTGTTGAATTGTTAAGTTGACCAAAACTGAAATATGAACCACCCTCACTTCTAACCTCTAATGTTGTGGCGTCAAGAACAATTTCATCAAAATTAAAATTAGCAATTGTAGCAGCAGAGAATGTAGCCAATTCTGTTACAGTAGGAACAAACCCCTTTTGTAAGATGAATGTCTTTTCATAATCAATTGTCTCAGGGTCTAAGTCTTTAAGGATATCACCTAACGTAAATTGGAATGCCTGTGCAGTTGAAATCTTACTCGCCTTTTCAACCTTCATACTCTTAACTTCAAAGGTTCCGTCCTCACCAAAAGTCACGTTCTCATTAAGAGTATCATTATATTTTTCAATCTTAGCCCTTAAATCCTGAAATGCCTTTTCTGTTTTCTCGTTACTATCGTTAATCTCTTTTTTGAACGTGTAGTAAATGATACCTTTGTCTGAAACAAATCTATTAACAGGGTCCAAATACAAATATGCCCACGAACCTTTTGAGAATGATGTGACATACGCACGGTAATCAAATAAAGTTTTTCTATAATCATCAATATCGTTAAGAACTGTTAAATCTTCTTTTTGGAAAGTGTCGGTAATAAATTGTTCTAAAGCGTTAAGTCTATAGGCCAATTGTGAAAGTGTTAACACAGGTAAACTCTCGTCAATTAACCCCTGATTTTTGTAGTAATTAAAAACTTCAGTAATTTTCTTATATCCCTTAGTTACTGTCACTCTTTGGTAATCCGTATACTCACCAGTATTATCACCATTATCGTTTGTCTGATTACCATCCTCAATTTGAACAGTAGACTCATACATATGTGGTAATGCAAACAATGTACCTAACGGTAAATCTGAAAGAATTGCTGCCGTCCTACCAATAAAACTTAAACTGATTTTGTAGTTTCCATCTGTTGGGTCAAATCTGGCATTGAAACTTTTTAACATCAGCTCATAACGAATTGCCTTACCATAATAACCTTTTACCGTTAAGTAGAATAGAGGATAAGGTAATTGCATGAAGGCGGAATATGGTGAGTTTTCACCCTGTTCAAATAATGTTCTACCCTGTACGTCTGTAAGTTCTATTTGAACCTGAGGTATGAAAGATGAGTTGTTTGAAATCTTAATAGACGTAATACCTAACAATTGTGTGTCTTGTGAATTACGTATTGTTCTCGTAAATTGAGACGTACCATTTGCACCGTTAGTTGCTTGTTGTTGAGTTTGGTTAATTCCACCCCCAATAAGACTGTCTTGTCCAGTAAATTGGTTAGTCCACGAAGTATCTAAGTATTGTTTACCCTGTGGTTTTAGGAAATTGATTTTACCATCTTCATTACCTCCAAAGTTAGCAATTTCTACAGTTCTTGTCTTTTCATCAAAGTTCATTCCTGTTGCCAACTTAGTACGAGGAAGCACTCTTGCTTCTAAGTTTGCATACATTACAAGATTTTCATGTTGTACCAATCTATCAGTAACCACACCATCAGGCGTAACTACTTTGTTTGGGTCAACTAATATAATGTTGTCAAACTCGGCGTCTACTGCAATTTTCTCACTTGCAAAATAATTTCTGAAATCAGTCTTAACGGCCATAATAATAGAAGTGAGTATCTATAGCATTTTTATAATCTTGGAGGGATTGAACTAATGGGAACGGAACCACTAAAACTGTTCCGTCAGGTATGTTTGTTTCCATACCACCGTACATTGGATTTGCCATTTGAATCAACCAACCAAAATATGGAGTATCGTAAAATTCTTGACTAATTTTATCAAGTCTACTCATACCCGTTCTATAAACATACTTCTTATCCGAAGTTTTTGAAGGCAAAGTGACATTTGGAACCACAGTTTGTTTTCCGTCAATCAAAAAGTTTTGGTATCTATTGTAATATCTCATTAGTCTAATTTAACTTTTCCGTTCCATTTATTTCTTTCCCCCTCATTTACCCCACTATAAAGATTCTTTAAAAGTTTCTTTTGTGAAGCACTTGCGTTTGCATTATTTGCAAACGTGAATACCCTTACTTTACCTTTCGGATATGGCTCGTAGGTATTGAATTTCTGTTGGATAGTACTGTCTGTGTTTTTCTTAAATAACTTATCCATCTCCACCTTCTGTAATTTATATTCGACATCTAACTGATTAAATGTTGATGTTAGTTCATTTTTCCACGTTTGTGCATTTGTAAATCCATTATCATCAACAAACTTGGTTAACTTACCTAATAACTGATTGTAGTCAGATATAATATCTTTGTAATAAATGGTAAAGAATCTAATGTCAGCCGCAGTATTAATACTTCCGTTTACCAAATCAAAATCAAAGTTCTTCTTAAACGTATCTGTAATAATACCATCAGTCTCTAATTCAGTTATAACACTATTCAAATCAGCAGATATCTTATTCATATCACCTTCCAACTCTAATAATGTGTTTGCATACTCAGCAGAATCATACACCTCTGTTGTTGCACTTAATTCATAAACAATCGGTGAACCTTTAGTATTAATGAATCCATCTACCAAAGAATCAACAACATTTAACTTATCTACAACCCTAATTAAGTTCTGCTCATTTTGAATTAAGTCATTTTGTAACGATGCCATTGAAGATGAGAACGGACCTTTCTTTTCTTCAATCAATTCCTTAACATACTTCTTATATTTTCTAAGGTCTGCGTTTTTAATCTTATTATTATTTCTAATACCAAATAAGAATGGTGAGTCTTCACTATCCACATCAGATAAGGCACCACTAAACAAACTATCAATATTAGATTGTAGGTTTTCAGCTTTACCAAATAAATTTGTTGCAGTTTCACCAGTGGTCATATACCCTTCAATGTAACTTCTTTCTTTGGTGAACATCATCAATCCAGATTGACCAAATTCAGAGTTAACATCTGCCAAAGTCTTATTAAGAGTTTGGTTATATGCCGCAGTAACAGCAATCAGTTCATCCATCACCGTTTTATACTTAAGACTTCCCGTTACAGTTGTACCACTATTAGTGATGTTTTTAGATACAATCTCACCGATAGTGTTACCACCATCTGTATTCTTTTCATTAGAAATATTATTGATTGAGAATGGGATTTCACCATATACCTCCTCAATCACCTCTAAGTCGATAGTACTCGTATCTTCTGTTTCAACCGCTCTTTCATCATACATTTCAGTATTCGCATAGTAGTTGAAACTTAAGGCGTTTTGTAATTGTGCCACAGGTTCCTTCAATCCGTGACCACCAATAAAGTAGAACGATAACGAAATATCCGCCAACATCGGTTGAACACCAATACCCTCAGGATTCAAATCCAATTGTAATGGTTCATATCTGATTGACATTTGGTTAATAGCAATCTTAGTGTGGAAGAAGTCACCAACTCTTAATACACAGATAGGTGGAGCACCAAACGATGTGTTCTGAGCGTCGACATCCAATGGTTTACCATCAGGACCGATGGTTGGAATAGTATTACCTGGTCTTAAACACTGATGTAAGAACGTTAGTCTTGAGTTCAAACCTTCAGGTGTTATAGAGTGGAAAGTTGGTGAGAAGTATTTAATCTTTTCTTTTATACCCTCATATAAGAACGATGTGTCATCTGAAATTGCTTCAAAGTAGTCACACTCAGACATTAACTTTCTCAAAATCTTTTTAGTGATACCCTCACGTAATCTCTCTTCTGTAATAGTTGTTGGTGTTTGTTTTACCGGTGTCTCAGTCTGACCACTACTTCCCTGATATACAGTACCTTCAATTTCTTCATAGTCTGTTGGTACAACCTCAGCAGTTGGATTTGTTTCTGTAACAATAATTTCTTTAATTTGTGTTCTACGACATCCCATTGCTTGAATAGAAAATTCTTCACCAATGTGGTAAAGAGGAGTACCTTTAGTGTAACCACCCCAAACACTCGCATCCTCAGTACAATTGTTTCCTGTCACACCTTGACCTAACTCACCCG